GCAAGATGGCTCAAGAATTTAAAGAAACGTCATTCGCTAATATCAATCAAAAAAAGTTTAAAGAAAACTATAATAAGATTTTTGGCGAACGTTATAAACTAGATTGTGGGGAGTGTGGACTTTCATCAAGGCAAAAACTTTATGTCTCTTGGGATTGCCCACACTGTTCAACACCTAATAAAGTTTCACCATTACCAAGCGAGGAAAGATGAAAAATAAAACATTTGAGGGTTGGGAAGATGTATATTTCAACAAAGAAGTCTTTGATGGTGAATACTATTACGACGATTTAAGGGATTGTTGGAACCACCAACAGCAAAAACTAGATGAGTGTAACAAAACTATGTCACGACAGCTTACTGACATTAAAATGTTACATAAAGAGCTAGATACCAAAGACGCTCGGATTATGGAGCTTGATTGTAGGTTATTGGTAGAAAGTGATAATAACAGGATTGCCGAGCATCGAATAAAAGAATTAAAGAATGAGATAGGTAAATGGTTATCTCATGTCACTAAGTTAGACGATAATTTAGAGACACTTAGGGAGATTAATAGTGCCTATAAAAAAGCCGACGACGATTTAGAGGCTAGCTGTTTGGTTGGTGAAATTTTAGACCGCCCAGAAGTAAAAGCCCTACTAGAAAAGGATAAGGTATGAATCATTGCACATGTGTCTCTTGCACATCGGTTGAAGGTATTAACGAACAACTCCGAGCCCAATTAAAAGAAGCTCGGGAGGTTATTGGTATGCTTGAGAATTTTAAAGCGTGGACGATTAAACCAGTAGCGGTAAATCCAGAAAGGTTATTTTCTGAAACGTCGGTCTTTATAGCCGCCCGTGAACATCAAAAGAAGTGGGGGAAGGAATGAGTTTTGACACAGACCCGAGAGAATACGAATGTCCAAATTGTAACGAGTATGAAAAAGAGCGAATAGCCCTCACCTCTCAATTAGAGAAGGCTGAGAATATCGCAGAAAGAATTAGAGATTATGCTCTACATTCTGATACAGGTTTTTCTGTGATTGAATGGATAAGGTTGGACGCCCGTGAATACTTTAAGAATAAGGAGGCAGGGGAATGAGTAATTTAACAGCAAATAGTTTAATGATAAGGATATGGATAGAAGGTCTACCTAACAGGGCACAAATAGATATTATAAAACTTTTCGATACAGTAGAAAAAAGAAGAAGTAATCTTCAAACCCAACTAGAGGTGCTTACTAAGTGTGAGTGTATGGCGATGTTTGGATATAAGTTTAAGGAATGTCGAGGTTGTCAAAACAAACAATTAATAAAGGGGAAAGAATGAACACATTTAAAGAATATTATAACGCTCAAGAAAATTGTAACTATAATTCTGACAAGAAAGATTTCTATGCTCAAGGTTTGGTCGAGTTCGCAGAAAAGACTTGGGATTTTAAAGAACATGAACACGATAAAGTTATTAGTGTCATGGGCGCAGGGTATTTAAAAAAAGAAGATATTTTAAAAGAGAATGAAAAAGTTATTAACAAGCAAAACGAAAGAATTGAAACGCTTTTAGGTGAATTACGTTATGAGCTTAAAAGAAATGAAACCTTAACAACTTCTTTAAATAGGCGAAATATCGGGCTTTAGATATTTATGGCTCATGGCAGAGCCAAGCTTATTTGACACAAACAGTTTAAACCCATTAACCTTTCCTTAACAGCGAACGCTAATAAACACGAAAGGTGTAAAATGGAAATTCAGATTCAAAGTGACTCTATCGAGTTGATAGACGTTAATCAATTAATTCCCCACGAAAAAAATATGCACAATCATTCTCCCCAACAGATAGAAAGGTTATGTAATCTTATCGAGTACCAAGGCTTTAGAAACCCATTGATAATTCAAAAGGGAACTAACGTTGTTGTCGCAGGACATGGACGACTCGAGGCAGCTAAGACATTGGGAATGGAAAAAGTCCCATGCTTGTTTCAAGAGTTTGAAAACGAGGCTCAACTTTATGCTTATATTGTTTCTGATAATGCAATAGGTAAAGACCACTGGGCACAGTTAGACTTGTCTCAAGTTAATAATGACATAATAGATTTAGGTCCAGACTTTGATATTGATATGCTTGGGCTTAAAAACTTTTCAATTGAGGCAATGGATACAATGGTTACTGACCCTCTAAGTGAGTGGGATGGGATGCCTGAGATGGGTGACAATACGAGCGCCACAGAAAAGGCGCATGGTAAAATAATTGTTTGGTTTGAAAGCGAAGAATACTTTGAGGACTTTAAAGAAAGATTAGGGCAAAACTTTTCATTAGGTAATGGAACAACCGCCAATTCTATTTGGCACCCAAAGAAATGAAGCCTATATACCCTATCTTTGTTATATCAAAAGGGCGTTTTGAAAACCCTATGACTCATAAAAAACTAAGTGCAATGGGCGTGAATCATTATGTAGTTGTTGAGCCTCAAGAGAGCGCAGACTACAAGAGAGCGTTGTCGGAATTTGGGCAAGTGTTAGAAACCCCATTTAGTAATCTTGGACAAGGCTCTATTCCAGTTAGAAATTACGTTTGGGAATTAGCCGAAAATATGGGCGTTAAAAGATATTGGATAATGGACGACAATCTTTCTAATTTTTATTTATTAAAGAATGGAAAAAGAGTCATAACAAAAGACGCCGATATTATTTATCAATGCGAGAAATTTGTTGATAAATTCTCTAACGTCCCCATGGCAGGAATGAACTATACAACTTTTGCAATACCCCACAAGAACATAAAACCGTTTACCATGAACACTAGAATATATTCTTGCATCTTACTTGAAACCGCCGCCCATGAACGTTGGCGAGGTAGATATAACGAAGACACGGATTTATCGTTAAGGTTTTTAAAAAATGGCGATTGCACAATTCTTTTTAACGCTTTCTTATGTGACAAGACAGTTACCATGACAATGAAGGGCGGCAACGAGGACATTTATAAAGAGACAAATAATAGGCGAGAATTTGCAGAGAGCTTATACAAGCAACACCCAGACGTTGTTAAAATAAAAAAGCGTTGGGACAGGTGGCATCATGTCGTTGACTATAAGCCTTTTAAAAATAATCAATTACGGAGAGTAAAGTAATGAGTAAGAAAATGGGACGTAAAAGAATAGAGCTTGAGGACATAAACGTTGACGGTTGGAAATTACTCGAGAGTTTAGTTCTTTGGTCTGCCCATGCTGAATACATCGCAGACGAGCTTGGAATGAGTGAGGACACTTTAAGTAAGCGCATAAAAGAAAGAACAGGGCTTACATTTACGGAGTATCGCCATAAAAGAAAAGAAAAGTTGAGAACAACGCTTTCTCGTAAGCAATACGAAGTGGCAATGAGTGGCAATGTCACTATGCTTATATGGCTTGGTAAGAATGAGTTAGGGCAAAAGGATAAGCACGAAACAGAAGTGAATAGTACGACTTCATTTAAAATAAACATCGAGGAATATGGAAAAGACAGTTAAGTTATTTTCTAAGCAGCTTGAGTTCTTCAAACTAAAAGAACGTAACGCCCACTTGGACGCAGGCATTGGTTTAGGTAAAACCACCGTGCTTGGTTTATGGCTTGGGACAATGGTGCAACAATACCCCAACACTAAATGGTTATTAGCAGCGAGAGATATAAAACAATTAAGAGCTGCTACTTCTGTTGAATTTGAATGGGCTTTAAATAATTGGTTAGGGCTTGAGGAAAATGTTCACTATACAAAAACGTGGAGTCCTCAACTTACTTTTAAATTCTATAATGGCTCCGTTGTTCATGGTGTTGGCGCTCATAATTATGACACTGTCTTTAGAGGTGGTAACTATTCGGGACTAGCCGCTGACGAGGTTGATTATTGGAAGCCCGAAGCGTGGTTAGCTGCCAAGGGTAGGATAAGACGACCACCAGAATTAATTAGAAGTGTTAGCTCTCCCAAGGGTTACAATCATATATGGGAAGATTTCTTTGAGAATAAAATAGGTCCAGTGATTACAGCGACCACTTACGACAATCCAACACTCTCAGAAGCTTATATTGAGTCACTTAAAAAATCTTATTCCCCAAGACTATTCGAGCAAGAAGTCCTTGGGAAAAGATTGAGGCTTAATGTAGGTGCGGTTTTTTCTGAATTTGATAGGACAAAACACGTCAGGAGTTGTCGTAGTGAATGGAATGGGGAACAGTTGTTCTTCTTCACAGATTATAACATAAGTCATTATTGCGGAGTATATGGGTTCATCAGGGATGGCATCGTATATGTTATCGGGGAAGAACATTTAGAG